AGGTTCTAGAAAATGTTGTGATGGCACTTTGCGTTCACAAGGAATAGGCAAAATCTAACAACCTTTTATTACTTAGTTACTTTAATAGTAAAATTAATTTTATAATACTTAATTTATGGAAAAACAAAAAGCTACATCAATTCTAAACGACATCATGGAGAAACTTTCTCTAATTAAAAAAGATGACGTAAAAGAGGTTGAGCTTAAAGAAGAAGAAGTTCAGCTTTCTGAACAGCTTACTGAAGAAGAAGAAATGTCTCAAGAACTAACTGAACTTGCTTGTCAAGAAGAAGTAGTTGCTGAAGAACTTTCATCTGATGAGGTAGAAGCTGAAGAACTACAAGAAGAAGTTTCTGTTGAAGAAGTTTCTGAAGAAATTGAAATGGATATGGACAAATACGTTTCAAAAGAAGAGTTTGATATGAAAATCAAATCAATTATGGATAAGATTGAAGAAATGAAGTTAGGTTATGATAAAGAAAAAGTTTCTATGAGTAAACAAATAGAAGAGCTTTCTAAAGAACCTGCTGCACAACCTATCAATCAAGGTTCTGAAGAGCAACCTAGAAAAAAAGTTCTTTACTCACAAAACAGACAATTCAGTACAAAAGATAGAGTATTGAATCAAATTTTTAACATTAATAGATAAATAAATAGACAAAAATGGCTACTACTACATCAATTACTACTACTTATGCAGGGGAATTTGCTGGTGATTATATTTCAGCTGCATTATTATCTGGTAATACCTTAAATAGAGGTAATATCGAGATTAAACCAAACGTAAAGTTTAAAGAAGTAATCAAAAAAGTCGCAACTGATGCTAACGTAATCAAAGATGCAACTTGTGATTTTTCTGATACTGCTACTGTAACTTTAACAGAAAGAATCCTTCAACCAGAAGAGTTCCAAGTAAACTTAGAACTTTGTAAGAAGGACTTTAGAAGCGACTGGGAAGCTATCCAAATGGGATACTCAGCGTATGATAACTTACCTCCAAAATTCTCTGATTTCTTAATCGGACATGTTGCAGGTTTAGTTGCAGAAAAGACAGAACAAAATATCTGGGGTGGTGTGAACGCTAACGCAGGTGAGTTTGACGGATTTACAGTTTTAATGGCTGCTGATTCAGACGTAAACGATGCTGCTAACGGTTCTGAAACTTCATTCACTTCATCTAACATCGTTACTTTATTAAGTAATGTTGTAGATTCAATTCCTAACGCAGTTTATGGAAAAGAAGATTTAAAAATATATGTTCCACCAGTTGCATTCCAAGCATATGTAAGACATTTAGGAGGATATGGTGCTAACGGATTAGGTGCTCAAGGATATGACAATAAAGGTAACCAATGGTATGAAAGCAATGCTTCATTATCTTTCGAAGGTATTGAAGTTGTTTATACTTCAGGTATGCCAAGTGACCATATCGTTGCAGGACAAAAATCTAACTTATACTTTGGTACAGGATTAATTGCTGACCACAATGAAGTAAAAGTTCTTGATATGGCTGATTTAGATGGTTCTCAAAACGTAAGAGTTGTTATGAGATTTACATCTGGTATTCAGTATGGAATCGGTTCAGATTTAGTATTATTAACATTAGCTTAATAACTAAATAATTGTATAACTTAAGAAGGGTAGGTGGTGTATTCTACCTGCCCTTTTTTAATAAAAAATAAATATTATGGCTTGTGATTTAACATTAGGAAGAAAAGAACCATGTAAAGACGTAGTTGGTGGTATTAGAGCTGTCTATTTCACAGATTTTGGTGACTTAGGCACAATAACACTTACTAATGATGAGATTACAGATATGAGTGGTACATTTACTGCATTTAAATATGAAGTAAAAGGAAATTCATCATTTGAACAAAACATCACTTCGTCAAGAGAGAATGGTACTACTTTCTTCGAACAAACACTAAATTTAACATTACACAAATTATCTAAAGAAGATAATAAAGAACTGAAATTAATTGCATTTGGAAGACCACATATTGCTGTTGAAGATTATAATGGAAATGTATTTTTAATGGGTAGAGAGCATGGAGCTGATGTATCTGGTGGCACAATAGTAACTGGTGCTGCTATGGGAGATTTAAGTGGTTATACACTTACATTATCTGCTATGGAAACTTTACCTGCTAACTTTGTTGCTAGTCCAACTGCTGCTGACCCTTATGCTGGGATGAGTAGTGCGACTGTAACAGTAACAGTAGGAACTAATTCTTAATAATTAGATATACTTTGTGAATTTAAAAGGGGTACATTATGTATCCCTTTTTTTATGCAAACAAATTATATTATATTTATTACTTATAATATGATTATATTAACAACATCCACAGGTGCCCAGAGTTTTAAGATAATTCCTAGAAGTACACCAAGCTCTGTGACATTTGAACTTACTGATAAATCTAAACGTACAACAAGTGCAGTTTCAGTCACAGTAAGCAATTCAAACGGGTATATGACAGTTAATGGTAGTTTTAATTTAATTGCCAATAGATTTTATTCGTTTATAGTAAAAGATGGTAGTACAGTTATTTATAGAGGTTCTATATTTTGTACTGACCAAACAGATTATAATGTATTTGATGTTCATTCTGGAGATTATACAACAGAGAACTCATACGATAATGATTTTGTAATATTATGACAAAAAAAAGTAACAGAGCAATGAGAAAAAGATTAAGTGCTCCAAAACCAAAATTAGAAGTACAACAAGGTAAAATTCATGTTGTGAATCTTTCTTCATATACAAGACCTGAGATTAGTGAAAGATATAATCAAGAATGGATTGAATATGGAGACGATAACAATTATTTCAAATACCTAATAGATAGATATAACGGAAGCCCCACAAATAATGCTGCAATAAATGGTATTGCAGAAATGATTTATGGTAAAGGATTAGATGCTGTAGATAGTATTGATAAGCCAAATGAATATAAGGAGCTAAAAGAATTATTCACAAAAGATTGTATGAAGAAGATTTGCTATGACTATAAAATGATGGGTCAAGCTGCACTTCAAATAATCTATTCTAAGGACCGTTCTAAGATTGTGCAAGTAGAACATATCCCTGTAGAGATGTTAAGGGCAGAGAAGGTAGATAACAAGGGTGTAATAAGGGCTTATTACTATGCAAAAGACTGGTCTGAAATAAAAGGTAGTAAAAAACCTAAAAGAATACCTGCATTTGGTACAAGTAACTCAGGATTAGAAATATTATATATTAAACCTTATAGAGCAGGATTTTATTATTATTCTCCTGTAGATTATCAAGGAGGATTACAGTATGCAGAACTTGAAGAAGAGATAGCAAATTATCATATCAATAATATTCAAAATGGTCTTGCACCAAGTATGCTTATTAACTTTAATAACGGAGTACCTACGGAGGAACAAAGAGAGCTTATTGAGAGAAGTATTCATGAAAAATTTAGTGGTTCTAGTAATGCTGGTCGTTTTATATTGGCATTTAATGATAGCAAAGACCTTGCAGCTTCTATAGAACCTGTCATACTTTCTGATGCTCATGAGCAATATAAGTTTTTATCTGATGAATCTATGAGAAAGGTTATGGTATCACACAGAATTGTATCTCCTATGTTAGTAGGTATAAAGGATACTACTGGTCTTGGCAATAATGCTGAAGAGTTACAAACAGCTTCAATACTTATGGATAATACAGTAATCAGACCTATGCAAGTAACTATACTTGATGAATTAGAAAAGATATTAGATTACAATGGTATTGAATTAGATATATACTTTAAAACACTACAACCTCTTGAATTTACTGATTTGACTAATGCAATTACGGATGCTGAAGTAGAAAAAGAAACAGGTATAAAAAAAGATGATGTAGAACCAGAACAAGAGATTGAACAACCTGAAAATATAGAAGAATAATGGCAACAGCACTATTTATTAAAAGAGCAGATTTAGTAAAGAATACAGCAATAAATGCTAATGTAGATACTGATAAATTTATACAGTTTATTGCATTAGCACAAGAGATACATGTTCAGAATTATTTAGGTACTGATTTATATGATAAAATAAGTGCTGATATAATTGCAGGAACATTATCTGGTGATTATTTAGATTTAGTAAATGATTATATACAACCTATGTTAATTCATTTTGCTATGGTAGAATATTTACCATTTGCTGCATATTCTATTTCAAATGGAGGTGTATTTAAGCATAATTCAGAAAATAGTTCTCTTGCCAGTAAAGAAGAGATTGATTTCTTAATTCAAAAGGAGAGAGACTTTGCTGAGTATTATGTACAAAGATTTATTGATTATATGAGTTTTAATGCACCAAGTAAATTTAGCGAGTATTATAGTAACAACAATGAAGATATATATCCTGATAAAGATACAGGTTTTCACGGATGGCAACTATAAAAAAGACATACAAACCTAAAGAGGTAAATAAAAAGAAACTATTAACTTATCTTAAAAAGATAAATAATAAAACAAATAAATAATGGCTACATTATCAGGAAATAAAATAAAAGATACTTACCAGTCATTAATCAAACTAACAGATAATGGTAATTTAACCACAGGAGCTAAACAGCTTACTGATGGTTTTGGCAATAATTCTCCTTTATATATCTCTACAACTCAAATAGGTATAGGAGTTACTCCAGAAACAGGATATGATTTACATGTTTACTCAAATGCCAAAGTAGGAGGTAATTTAACTATAACAGGAGATTTAACAGTAAATGGAACAACAACTACTGTAGATACAGATACATTAAGAGTAGAAGACCCACTAATTGAAGTAGCAAGAAATAATACTTCATCAGATTCAGTAGATATTGGTATATATGGTAAATATGCACCTAGTGCTACAACATTATATTCTGGTTTATTCAGAGATGCAGGAGATGATAAATTTAAATTATTTAAGAATTTAGAAGAAGAACCAACTACAACAGTAAACACAAGTGGAACAGGATATACAGTAGCCACTTTAGTCGCAAATGTAGAAGGAACATTAACAGGTATTATAGCTTCTAGTACAACAGCAACTACTCAAAGCACAGGAGATAATAGCACAAAGGTTGCGACTACTTCTTATGTAGATTCTTCAGTAGGTAATTCTACACTTGCAGAAGTATTAGCAAACGGAAATACTACAGGAGGAACAGATTTAATAGTTAGCACATCTGACCAAATATTTTTACCAGACGGAAGTGTTACAAATCCTGCAATAGCTTTTAGTAATGATACAGATAGTGGAATTTATCATAGTGGAACACAATTTATAATAGCACACGCTGGTTCGAATAAAATGATTATTGCAAATAGTCAAGTAACATTAGAAGATAGATTGATTGTTAATGATACTATAAATGCTGATGATGGTATTTTAATTAGTGGTGCATCAAATCCATATTTAAGCATACACGATGAAACAAATGAAACTTATACTGCTTTATGGTCAGGTGATACTGAAGCAGCATTAACTTTTAGTCATAGTTTATTTAGAATAACTAGTAGTACAAATAATTTTACTGGTACTGATTTAGTTACTATTACAAGTGGAGGAAACGTAGGAATTGGAGTAACACCTGAAAGTTGGGCAACTGTTGGAAATACAAAAGCGATACAAATTTCAACAGGTGGTGCTTTATGGGAAGCTTATGATGGTGTTTTCTTATCTAATAATTTATATTTTGATGGTGCAACTAAATATATTGCATCTCAAGCAGCATCAAGAATAGATTTAAGTTCAACAGGAGAATTTAAGTTTTTTAATGCTCCTTCTGGAACAGCAGATGCTACAGTTTCTCTTGTAGAAAGAATGCGTATAGACAGTTCGGGAATTACAACTTTAACTGCTGAAGGTTATCAACTTGCTATAAAAGATACAAGTAGTGGGAATATAAGTGAAATATTGACATCAAACACTGCGATGGGATTCTTTGCAGATAGAGCAAATGCAGTTGCAAGTACATCAATGATATTTAGTATTGATAATAGTACTAAAATGAATATAGACAGTTCTGGTGATTTAAACATATATGGAACAGATAATCGACCTTTAGCAATTACAAGTTTTAACACAGTATCAGCAGGTGCAGGATGGGACTTAGATGCAACTTCAAGTAATGGTGTAATTACAATGTCAACAGGTGGAACAGAAAGAATACGTATAACTTCTGGAGGAAACGTAGGAATTGGGACCC